ATTTGGTACATTCATAGCAACTTCTCTTTGAATAGAATCTAGGTATTGAAGAGATGTTTTATCAATGTCCTGCTCTACATTAATATTATTAATTTCTTGTGATGGAAGACCATCAGTATTTAAATATGAGTAATAATCTTCAAGTAGATCAATGAAATTTTGTGCGCCTTCTCTTAGGTGAACAGGTATTAAACTATTCACAGTATTCGGCTCTGTGGTTGCCCCGCGGGCTGTTGCTATGGGTACATCCATATTAGTCTTGTCTATTGTAGGTTATATAATCTTGCGCCCCAGCCGGACCTGATATAGATACAGTATCTTTATCTGCAACAACTATTGTTTTATCTGTATCTATCTGTAATAATGTATTTCTCTTAGCAACAAGGTCATTTGAAGAAGGAGATGTGTATATCTTTATTATGGGTTTGGTATCAGAGAAGATGGGTGTGAAATTAATTTCTCCTGTCACTGGTGTGAGGGTTCCAATATTAGGATCAACTTTGATTTCGTTTCTTTGAGAATCAAGTGTGTATGTGTAAATTCTTCTTTCATCTGAATTAAGTCTCTCATCACCTATTCTAACAGTGAATCCACTTTGTTTAAAAACATCACTTGTCAACATTGAATCAACTTGATCAACCTCACCATCCAACTGGAAATTAAAAGAAAATGTTGTGGATATATTTTTAACTGCATCCAGATCAAGATTCTTATAAGCATAAACTCTAGCCAATGAACTTATAATAGATATATCGGTCAGATCAATTTTACTCAATAGATTTGAGTGGCGAAACACAACATTAAATTTTTCTAATTCATCTAAATTAAATGTCCTCAATGTATCTTTTACTTGTGTCTGAATTTCAGATTTATTTAATGTGGTTCGATTAGAATTATACTTGAATATAATTTCAAAATATAGGTAAGTATATTCTGGGTCCACAATGGTTGTTGATGTCGAAGCAACATTCTTAGCCTTCAATAAATTTTTTAATTCTAATTTTTGAGAAGAGGTAAGTGTCTCTGCATTATGTGGCTTAACCGCAACAAATACTTCACCGTATCGAGGTGGGACATTATCTTCTCCGCCCCAAACAGAAATAATATTAGCGGCCTCATAATCTCTATTAATCAGCGCCATATAATCATCAACTGTCACTCCTCTCTCTTGCGCGATGTAAGTAAGTGGTGCATTGAAACGAACAGATTCAATTGATTCTCTCTGAGCACCACCCGTAGATTTTTTATTGAGTGTAATAGATTTGGGTGTGATACCACTTGTCGCCCATGTGAAGACAGTTGCATTATTCGCGGCATCACCCGAAGTGCTTATATATTCAAGTTCAATTATATTCTGACCAAGAGGTTCTTTTCCATAGACATTGTTACCGAACTCAATTTGGTGATTTCCATCTGAAGTCTCGCTTATGAAATAGATGTTACTGGTTGCCGCGAGTGAACTGAATGATGTAAATCTAGAATAGACATTGTAATTATTTGTATTATCATTATCAAATAATTTGACCTTCAATGTAGAAATATCGGCGGTGCGATCTTTTAGAATATATTGTTGATTACTTTCAATGTGTTCTCTAACAACGAATCTCTGTGCTTTGAGAACACCTTCGTAGAATTTAACTCCAGTAAATGCATATTCATTATTAACATCTAAAGTTGCTTCGTGATCATCTATTGTTATGAAAGAAAATGTTTTTCCATCAATTTTCGAGGTGACCTTTGATAATGCAGGAATAGTGAAAGCAGATGCATTATCGTTAGCGGAACCAGGAATGACTATATCTAATACACAATAAGGAGATAAAATACTTTTTGGAATATAAGAAAGCAACTTTGCTCTTGCGACAACATTCTGTCTTAATTGTGCAGAATCGAGAAATGATTCATTGATCGCAGTATGAGCATGAATAGCATTGTAGTGCGTATTATATGCCAGTATATCCATTAATGTATTAAGACCCGACCCCTCGAAATCATAATCTTGATATTTTGAATTGGGTAGAGATTGAAAGTGAGTGATCAAATTTTCTTTGATCTTATCAAAATCTAGTTCTGTTACATTAAATTGTGTAGCCATTTATCTTATTCTTTCTAGGTAAAATTCAGTCTCTTGTCTTTGTTGAGAGAAGATAACATTGAATTTTATATTTATTGTATATGCATTGCGGTCAGAATTATCTATAACTTCAACTTGAACTCCATTTGCTCTGCTTTCGTGTTCTTTAATAACTCTATATATTTCATCTTTTATAGACTCCTTAGTGAAGGCATCATTATTCTCGAATAAAAGACCTGTCACACCACTTCCAAGTGTGGGCTGAAATGGTCTTTCCATAAAGTTAGTCATTACTAAATTCTTAACAGATATTTTTACAGCATCAATATCTTTAACTACGGTCAAATCTTTTGTATTTGGATGAATGGTGAGATTCATCGGTATATCAGAATAAATTCTTTTGCTTGCAGCTCTGGAATTATTGACGTTATCTGAAAAGTTATTAAGCATTATGTACTATTTATATCTTTTATGTATGGATGATATTCTAATTAAGGAAGATATTTGGAGCAGTTGTTACTTGATTACCACCATATGCTTCTGTACAAGTTCCGCCTGTTGTTTGTAGTAGAGTTCCACCAATGTGTTCGATCACATTACCATCGACCTGAATATTCCAATTACCTTTAATGTATGTGGAGCAGTTGGAATCAACGGTGAGATTGCAATTACCAATCACATTTACATTTTGATTCTTAACAACAACCTGAAAATCATTACCAACAATAACACTTGTCTCATCTCCAGTTGGAGTGATCTCTCTATACGTACCTGTTCTGTGAATCGTCGAGATTCTTTCTTGACCGGGTGTGCAATCAACTTCAATGATGTGTGATGCTTCATCTGCATCATCTTTCTTCTCATAAGATAAAACATGATTGGCTGGATATACAGGCGCAACAACGCTATCAATTGCTGGAAATACCCAATTATTCTCGTGCGCAGCATTTGCAGTTGGAACTTTATCGTGTGCTTCTCTTAATTCTACTTTCTTTGTGTATGAGAAAGACTGCTTGTAATTAATTTCAGATGTTGTCTTAGCCGCTCTTGGAGTTTCTGGTATATCTAATTTACTTTGAACTGGATATCGTTTGTCGGGGTCAGTAAATCCAAATTGATAATCAACCGCACTTGATGTACTTGGAATCGAACCCATAATGACAGGATCCTGCGCATTAGAACCGTCTCGAAAGAATCCAACTACCCAAGAACCTTGATAAAGACCTGTCGCACTTTGACCACTTTCTGTCATAGATGCAGATGTAACAGGAATCATTGGAGTAGCCCATGGTAATTTCTCTGTTGGAAGTTCATCTTTATTCTTTGTATGGAATCCATAACATCTAACTCGACATCTACCCATCTCTAATGGGTCATTAATGTCTTCGATCACACCTGTGAACCAGAAAAAGGTCCCGCCATTGTATATAAAATTTTCTGTGTTCATACCTCTATTTCAAATCCATCTCTTTTTACTCTTATATTAGTGTGATATTCACCATTTTCAAATGTATGAATTGCCGAGGTGATGACATACTTGCCCGACATATGTTTATCGTGTTCACCGCCCTGAGAATTTTCTGTCTTGTCTCTTTCTCTTGGATCAATCGCACGGGTAATATTTAATTTAATTATAGCGCCGGCATTCAGTTCTAGATCACCAAATAATTTTATATCGTGTGTGGTTGAATCAAGTGATTCTAAATTTGCTTTGAGTTTTCCTTCAGAATTTTTCTTTATTTCATTATAATTTTTATCTATGCCCTCGAAAGAAAAAGCATTAATAGATGTGAATTCACAATGAGCCTGAAACTCTTTATCGATTGTTCCATCAACCACTGTCTTATCCGTTGAATAAGAATCATATTTATTTAACGTGGGCTTTATAGTTGAACCATCAAATTCTTCCATCGTAAATTGTTTATTTCCTATATCCAAATAATAATTTTCTGATGCGTATGCTCCTTGCATGCCTTGGAAAAATTTACTTAGTTTTAAATCTGATGATATCTCAAGTATTCGAAATTTCCTCTGATTGAAATCATCATCAGTATGTGCCTCGTAATCAAATTCTCTTGCATCATAATATTCATTATGAATATTCTCAGAACAAATATCTGTAAAAGATTTTAGATGAATCAAGCCATCAAGTGTCTGATAAAAATAAAATGGATTCCTTTTCTCATCAAATGATTTTCTTCTGAGCCACTCTATACAACCCAAAGGTGTGTTATAATTAAGAACACCTTGAAACCTTGAATCCGCTTTTGAATCGACAACAAATTTTTCTTCTTTCAAATCTCCTATCATTATGCTTTCAATGATCTCGGATGTAGTACCTTCAACTGCTCTGGAAATCTTTTTGAATTCAGAATTATATGCGTGATTAGAAATTCCTGTTAAAGAAAAAGCCTGTACATATTTTTCTGTTCCTTTACCATAGCCAGGATATTCTGTGATAGAGAATTCAAGATTAATTCTCTTTTTTGAGGAGACACCAGGCTTCTCGAAAGAAAATCTGAGTTTTTCTTGGCCGATGATCGGAAAATCTTCTACGAGATTATTTGTATCTTTAATATTCACCTTACACATAAGTGTATTGGAATATATACTCTCTGTTATGGAGAATTTAGCAACTATATTCTGAATCTCATATACTTCACCTTCGTGGTTCTCAAGTTCTATCTTACCAAATTTATAACTTGACGGAGTGATAGGCTTGCCAGTGCCTAATCCTATATTTTTCTGTACAGTATTCATTTAATTTTTTTCGAGGCCTTTTCTCCAATTTGTATTACTCATTTAACAATTCTTCATATCTTTCAGCGAAAGGTTCAACCGCAGATTCTCTTAGAACAACGATATCTCTTTTTGCTTCGTTCTCATCATTTTCATATTCATAATATGTAGTGTAATTGGGATTATTGGTAATTGGAAGCTTCCCATCTCGTGCGAGATTTTCATCTAGATCGAGTTCTCTCAGTGCATCATATGCGGTTATTCTAGTATCATTACTATCTACATAAGATTGAGGAGCATTAAAGGATTCAACCCAACTTCTATTTGTCTCAAATAATATCGTACTTAAATATTTTGACATAAAGAAAGTACCTAAAGCATCTGTGCCGTATGGATACCATTCACTCTTAAATGGATCATCGGTTATCTCGGTTGCAGGACTTGCGCCAACCCAAGACACCACAGTGGGAGGGAAGTAATACGCAATCAAGCCGTCGCGTGCTTCTTGAGATAATTGATCACTGCTTAATATGGCTTCGAGCTCGCCATCGACGAAGAATCTTGGTTCGTCGTCAAGGTCAGCTGGTATGGAGATACCCGTAAGGAGATAGCTGTCTTCGCGGCGAGGCCACAGAAATCTTTCTGGGCGAGAGCGCAGCCAATTTTGAGATGAATCCAAATCATCACTTGTTATTTGTGTTCGATTAAAGAGATATGTTACATCATATTCATCATTACTTTCTTCGGTAGAGACAAATCCATCTTCCCAATCGAATTCGGCAGCATCATTGAAGTAGCTAGAATCCCAGATCTGATTCTGATCAAACATATCTAGTGTTCTCACCGAGAGATCAAAGACTTGTGCTGATTCTTCAAAATCTATCTCACCTCGGGCGAAAGGAGCAATGTTATCATCAACAACGGTCGTTTCATTCAATAGTTTTTCATATATCTCTGGATAATATTCTTTGCACCACGGTAATCCATGATTTTCTGCCCAAGCCAATTGCTGTTTCTTCGAGCCTTCGTAGATGAAATAATATTTCGCATCATCATTAGTGAGAAAAGAACTTTCCACGTCTTTTACCCACAGCTGTAATTTGTCCGAATCATATAACACAGGTGTCGCATGGTGACCTTCCCCCTCAGAAGTTTTTCTGAATAATTTTAGGCGACCATCAAATTCAATGCCACCAAGATAATTTTTATACTGGGCCAATTTACCATCATCAAAGAAACTTTGAAAAGGAAAAAATTCTAATACAGAATAAGGGCCATATTTTTTTCTTAGATAATCATCCAATTCAATATAACCCTTAGGCCAATTTTTCATGCCATCTTTTAATAATTCATTGATAATAAAAAATGTCCAATGATAATCTGGTGTCTTATATAATTTATGAGAAACTTGGTCAGGTCTTTCACCATCTTTAATACTATATGTAAGATAAGCAGCAAGATCGCTTGTGACATCTCTATTAACATCGACATATCGATACATATCAATTATCGTTGTATTAATATTTGGTGTAAATTCGTCGAAGGTATATGGAACCTTTGGAAATTGTGAAAAGAATTTCATAAGTTATATTTATCTATTTATT